TCTTCACCACTATGTTCCTTTGGTTTATTCTCCATATCTAATTCAGAAGCTAATTCTAGTTCTTCTGTAGGAGTCATAGTATCCAACATATTCATTAGCTCTTCTATTTCTCCGTCTATCTCTTCTGTATCAGGAGACTCATCTGGAAACTGTAATCCATTCTCTTCTACATATGCTTCACATTCTTCTGGAGTAGCTCCAGGATTTTCTCTCTTGTATATCTTTTCTAATATATCATTATATAACAGACGAATTTTTTCCTTAAACGCAGAGAGTTCAAGATTATCTGTAGTGTCATCGTGTATACTATAAGCCATATTATCCTGTGTAAGATTGATTAAGTTGACTACCTTTCATAGACTTCCTATGTTTCTCTCTCTGATTAAACCTAGTCATATCATAACCAAAAGTAGGTCTAATATCACTATTAATAGAAATTACTCGTTCAGCTTTCTCACCACATTCAGGACATTTAATCCCTTTCTGCATATCTGAATAAGAAATTATTTCTTCTGTTGTATGCTTATTCTTACATTCAAAATCATAAAAAGGCATAATAACTCCTAATTAATTTAGTGTAACCCTCTCGTGAGAAAGGGCTACTGCTCAATTAACTTATGAACCCGGTACTGCAAACGCAACACCTGCGTTGTCTCTCATTTCTCCAACACCATAAATAGTGTCCGAAGTAAATAAGTCACCAAGATACTCCTGTTTATATTGAGTTTGTGAACGTACCCCAACTTGTTCCGCAAGAGCTAGAGCATCTTTGTGCATCAAGCACCCGATTCTATCTGTTGCAGTGTTAGCAGTTGTAGTAGTTGGGCAGTTAGATGAGATGTAAACATCAACACCATAAATCTGTCCAATCTTACCAGTACGGATTGCATCACCAGAACCAATGAACTGTTGCTCAGTGAATCTGTTAATACCCAGCATATCATTAGCACAGATAGGTGGAATAATCAATGAACGATTGTCCATTGGTACATCCGCATCGTCAAGTTTCAGTAGCAATGCTCTGATTCCTGCGTCTGTTATATCTGCTGCGTTAGATGAGTTACCTGTGTAGAAAGATGCACCAGTTGAACCGATGTATGCTTTCTCCCAAGCTGCTGCATTTGAACCACCTACTGTTCCAGCTTGTAAACCTTCCCACAATGTAACTAGGTCAGTGTCCACTTGCTTAGCTAAAGAATACCCCGCATCGTCCGTGTAGAACTTACGAAGTGAACTTAGTGCCTGAACTTCTGTGATATCTTCAATCAATACAGAGTATTCATAGTGCTTATCAATCGAAAGATTGGTTACACCGTGAGTATCACCCTGAATTTTTACTGCTGTGTTTGCTGCTTTAGCTGTCGCTGAACCACGAGTCGGTGTTGGAATGTGAATTGTGTCACCTTTCTTACCTTTATGATTTAAGCGAGTAACTAAATTAGCAACCACCAAGTTCGATTTATATGCTGCTATAGTTTCATCCGACCATAGTTCGGGGATGAAATTAGCACCAGTAGTAACCGTTTGATGGTTAGAGCCAATTGCTCCTGTTGCCATAATATTACTCCTTTATAGTAATTATCAAATTATTTAACTCTTCCTTCGGCATAGGCATTATATATCTCATCAGATAGGTCGGCATATCTATTAGGGTCTTGTGATTTCAGACGTATTAAGTCTGCCCTACGATATGTCTTCTTACCTGCTGTAGATTCACTAGAACTTCTAGATTCGGTCTTACTAGATTTTAGAGCTTTCTTTCTTGTATCAGCTTGTTTCTGTTTAACTTCTTCAGTCTTATCAATCATTGAACGCTCTTTCCAGTGTGTCAATAATTCATCGGCTGCATCATAGTTATACTTATCAGCTTCCTCAAATAAGTTCACTCTAAACTTACTAGCTTTAACCCAATCCTGAAATTTAGTATCTTGTACGATGTCTACATAGTCTGGATGAGTCTGTTCCAATTGTGCCTTGCTCGTATCTTGTTGTTGTTGAGCTTGGAATTTTTGGAACTCCTGAAACTTCGGATGCTTTTCTATTAGAGAATTAACCGCTTTATTAGGGTCCTCAAAAAAATCTTCCTCTGTTCCTTCGTTGTTTGAGTTTTGGTTCGCTTGACTTGTCTGTGGGTCATTGCGAGATATTTCAGCTTTAAGGAAACTGTCAGATAAACTTCTTAACTCTCCAATCTCTTGGCTCTTACGTCCAAGTTCTTGTTCTAAGTTTTGATAGCTCTTGACTATATCCTCTACACTCTTACCAGAGAATTTATCCGGGACTTCAAAAGCAGGTTCTTGTGTTTCTGCTCCCCCAGCCTCTAGGGTTTCATCTGGTTCTACTGTGTCTTCTACTTCTATATCTGCTGATTCTTCAACAGGGTCTACTACTATTTTGCTCATATCATTGTCTCCGCCCTCTGTGGGTTATGAAGTTGTAAAAAGATGACGCTAATTATCTAGTTCTGTCATCGCTGCTTTTGTTGCGTCTTCTAAAACAATCATCTGTCTTAGAATAGACAACTGACCTCTGGCGAACCACAGGTCCTTTTCATTTTCAATAGAATCTAATCTCTTGACTGCTTCAGACATAACCTTTAATTCATCTATAAGGTCAGCCCATCCTTCAGTTTCTAATAGTTCAACTCTATCTCTATAAAATTCTTCGTCAGTTTTATTTACGGACATATTATCCTTGTAACTTTTCTGTCGCTGTTGCTATATTTAATAATGTTTCAGACTTAAGATGCTCAATCTCTGGAATATTTCTCATAGTCTCACTCTGAGTATTCTCTGTATCAGCTCTTAGTTTATCAATCTGTGCTAAATCTTTCTGCAATTTAAGGAACTTCTCTTGAATAACTAATTCATTTGGTTGTGCTGCTCCTGCTTCTGCAGCGTTCTTCATAGCCTTAGTTGATTCTTCTTGAGCTTCCGCCATAGTCTTCTGAACTTCTGCTTGTAACTGTTGTAGTTGAAGTTCTTTAGCCATCTGTTCCATCTGCTCTTCTTGTGGGTTAGGTTGCATACCTTGCATAAGAGCCTGTACTATCTGGTCTCTGTTGTGCATACTAGAGTTTTGGAATACAGATACTAATATAATATTAAATGCTGGAGAATCTTTAGGTATAGATTGTAGTAAGCTAACCATCTGTTGAGCTTCTAACTCTTTAGCCATTATACCCATAGTAGAATAAGGTACGAACTTATAATCTGCTACAGGATATCTCTCAACATCAAACTGAACCTTCCTCCATAGACATTTATTTATCATTGGAATAAGGAATGTGTTTTGGAAATTCATTAGAGTACGCTTCTGTCTCTTGATTGCAGAAGATTGCTGCATAGACATACCAGAAGATGTAGCTCTCTCTGCACTAGCTTGTGTAGTATCTGAAGCACCAGTACCCATTTGAATCATATTCTGTAATGACGCTACTTGTGTATAAGTATTTTGGTCGGTGCTACCCAATGTTAATGGCATTACTGCTTGTCTAGGGTCGCCATTAGTAAGAATAGTCTTACCCGGTCTGACTTCTAGTTTAACTCCACGAGGGAGTCTTGTCGCATCGGCTGCTAACATTGGTGTAGTAGTCAGAGCTAAAGAGTCAATACGAGCTCTCATTTCCGCATCTAATGCCTTCTGTGGATTATATCCCTTCTCACAAACACCCCTCCCCCAGAACTTGTTTGGTACGATATCGTGTTGGTAACTAATGAAAGGTCTATCTTCCATCATAAATGGATTTGCTTCTGCTCTTAATATATGATTATCATTAGCAATAGTAACAACTGCTTCTACTAATTCATCTTCATTATATTCAAAGTCATCTATTAATTCATTCTCTGATAGGAATCTAGCTGGTACTTTACCCCAGTATTCAGTAATTTTGATTTGGTCTGATGCGTCAGGTCTAGATTCTTCAGGGTCAAAACCTTTTAATCTATCTATATTATAGTCACCTTCAATAACAACATCTCTATAGGTTCCATCTTCGATACCTTGAATGATGCTATGTCTAGGCTTGATAACTTCGTGGGCGACACCTAATGCCTCTTGTATATTAACCGCAGAAGGGTCAATAAGAAATTCTTTTGGACTGATTGCTTCTACTTTTACATCTACTACAGTATCTTCTTGTAGTATTCTTTCAGTAACCATAGTCCCTTCTATTGGAACTTCTACTGGATACTTCCAAGTATTCTCTTCTATAGATATCTTTCCAATACCAGTTCCATATACAGCACCATTGAGGAATACTTCACATAGAGCATCTTTAGCACCTGTAGATTCTAGGTCTTCCTGCAGTAGATTGCGTACATACTCAGCGTCTTGAGGGTTCTGGTCTAGCATATCGTCTTTGATATCAAACCATTTACCTCTTCCGAATGTAGCCTCTTCGATTTCAGCTACAGAAGACTCAACTGCTTGTTGTAATCCCGGAGATATAATTCTAGATTTCTCAGCTAGTCTAGTCTTATCACTAGCTTTCCAGATACCTCTCCATAAACGATAATACTCATCCCAACTATCTAAATAATTAGAATCTCTATGGTTTCTCCACTCTTCTAAACGAGTGTTAAGCCATCCTGCTAGTCCTTGATATTTGTTTTCAGTCTCCATTAGTATCCTGCAACTTCATCATATGGTTCCCACTCCTCTTCTAATTCTATTGTGTGCATAAAATCTGCTACACTAACTTGGTCTATGTATGCGAGTGAGTCAATAATGTCATCGTGTGTTCCCTTACTAGGAAACTCCATTAACTGTGTCTCTAGCTCCGCATTCCAACTTGTACTACGATTAAAAGTAATTTTACCGTGCTCCATTCGACCTTGAAGAGCCCAAGTAATTCTATCTGCCTTTCTTTTTCCTCCGTGGGTTACATCTGTTATGACTACCCATCTACCTTGTGTCCTCATCTCATCTTGCAAATAAGGAAGTATAGCGTTCTTTAACGCACCGGATTCAATTCCTACAGTAGTTGCTTGATTTTCAATTGCAGCCTGTA